ATATAATGATGATGGTGCACATTCTGCTACGAATGTTTTAGCATCTTTCATTAGTATTCCTTTACAAATTGGTGAATATTTTATTCGTGCAACATCATATGCTTATATGTGTTGTCAACAATTACCTACTGGTAGTTATACTTTGACTACTAATTTAGTAGTAACAACACCTAGTCCAAGCCCAACTCAATCTTCATCTGAGCCAAGCGTTGAGCCAACTCCTGAGCCTTCTTCTCCTTCTCCGTCACCGACTGATACTCTTTATCCAACATCATATCCAGAGGTTCCAGAACCTCCAGTTCAAGAGCAACCCGAGCCAAGCCCTGTAGTTTCAGTAGCGTCTTCAACGCCTGAGCCATCTCCGACTCCAAGTGTTCAAGATACTTTAGAAGCAGTTGTTGATTCGTCACCTACTTCTTTCCCTTCTTCCGAGCCCTCACTATTTGTTTCTGAATTAGTTCCAAGTCCTGCTCCCACTGACGAAACTCTATTTCAGATTTTATCGCTTGATATATCCCTACCACCAGTTCTTTCAGAAGCAGTGCAATTAGTATCTGAATCCATAGTTGATTCATTAGAAGTAATCTCCAATCTTGGTTCCGAGTTCACACCAGAAGAACGTGAACAAGCCCAACAAGTTGTATTGGGTGCAATTATTGTAACACAAATCGCTAGTATAAGGAGAATAAAATGAAGCGTGTCTGGAAATATCTTGATGCTTGGGCAGGGGAAGCCTTTACTCTTGTAGGTTTGGCTATAGCCTGGATAGTTTTACCACCTGGGGGAACTAGGAACATTGTAGGTATCTGTTGTCTTGGTGCTTTTGCTATGTGGACACTATTTAAAGTAACCCTAGACGCAGACAAAGACAAAGAATAAGGGCAAAATTAACCACTTTTAGGCAGGTGTGGTACTTCGGTACTACCCCTGCCTTTTTTGTTATTTATAGGTATTTTTAATTACTTCATCTCTTGTCTTATTTGTCCATTTAGACCAGGCTTTAGCCCAGTTCTTTGGTCTATCTTCAATAGGAAATTTTACAGCCCACTTATCTCGCATCTCAATATTGCTACTGTAGTTATCATAAATGTAATCGTTACTCCACCACATTTTTATTATCCCTATCTGTGTATGGTGCTTTACCACCAAGTTTACGTATCAATGCATCAATAGCACGAAGTACTTTCATGCGAGCAGTCTTTTCATTTACTTGTAATACTGTTCCTAATTCTTTAGAGTTACGATTATTATAGTACCACAAATATAAAATGTTTTGTTGTTCTTCTCTTAGTTTACTGAATGCTCTAGATATATCTGATTGCATAGCAAGAAGATTTCCACCTTCACTTGGTGCAAAGGTTGACCTACCACTGTTGCTATGGTCTGTTGTGTTTACTACTTGTAAATCACCTGCAAGAACACTAGGTAATAGTTCTTCAACAATATCTCTACGATAATAGAATAAATCTGATACTTCGTATCCTATTGTTTTTGCTTTTTCTGAAACACAAAACTTTCTTGAAGCATTATGTAATGCTCTAGCAAATAGTTTTGTTGATTCTTTTTTATCTTCTAAGTTATGCCATTCTTCTAGTTTATTTGGATGAGTAATAAACCATAACCAAAGTTCTTGAACAATGTCTTCTTTAGGAACCATTGGAAACTCACGATGTTTTTGTGAAGCAATCGTATGTACCATGCTTCCATATTCTGTTACGTAATCTACCATTTATATGTTTTACCTTCTACTACGAATGAGTTACCTATCATCGGTACTGGCACTGGTGTTACTTTACCTCTATCAATGTAAAGCAAACCAAAACCTGACTGCCAGTTGGCACTGCCACCTTTTAGGTAAGTTGCTTGTTTTAAATCCATAATGTTTCCAACTTCAAAACCATAAAGCGATGAAGTATATCGCCCATTAAATGATGTATTGGTATGGATTAATCCTTGTTTATGTGTATGTCCACAGACCACTGACATGCCAATCTTTTTGGCTAATGCCATCGCTGTACCACCTGCGTAGCGTGAAGTTGAACCTTCATCACCGTGACCCATAACCCAACCTGGAGCAAACTCCCAAAGTTTATTATGGTATGTGATACCTAGTTCACGATATCCTAAAAGTTTTTCATATTTTAAATCTCTAAGTGTTGCTAATGCTGGTGCATCACGCTCAATGTAGCGTTGTATTCTGTCACCATGATTACTTCTCATTAAATGAAATGGGCTATCACCTATTACTTTACGAAACTTGCCCATGATACGTGTAGTTTCATCTAAATCTCTTTGTAAATTAGAATGTTCTGCAACATATCCTTTAGACCATCTTGCTGGTGCTAAACAATCTGCTTCATCACCAACGCAGAACAATTCATCTGGTTGATAATCTTTAACAAATCTTATCGTTGCATCTATTGCTTTCTTATTATGCAAAGGTATTTGCATATCAGATAAAACTACTATTCGTTTCATTGTTTTGCTTCCCATTGGTCATCTAGTACCATCATAGCGATGATAGCGTAGTTTGCTATATCCATAAAAGAATCTCTTAATGATTCGTTTTCTGGTGTTGCACCTGTCTCTATCAAGTTATTGATACGAGCAAGTTTGTCAAACATTCTTACACGTAAACCATTCAATGGTCCACCTGGTGCAAGAGAAATATTCTTTGGACCATAGTCTTTTTGTTTCTTAATTAATAGTTCTGCTAACCCATCTGTATGGTTGTAAACTATTGTTGAGAATCTTATTTCTTCTTCAGAGTTCATGCTGCTACCTTTCCTTCGAACCATTCTGAACCTTGTTTAGTAAACAAACTATTCACATCTTCTCCTTCAGGGATTGAGATTGGGATGACTCCTGGTACTCGCCTAGATAAATCTTTGGTGAACTCTTTACCAGCAGGGTCTCCATCAGCGAAGACATAAATCCTTTGAAAGTCGGAGAGTATTCTGTAGTGGTGACTCTTAATATTTTTAACCCCAGGTACCCCAACTGCAGGGATACCAAGTTTGCTAAGTGTAATTGTGTCGATTTCACCTTCACAAACAGCAATCCAATCAGTGGCTTTGAAGTAGGAACACACATTATATAAGCGTGTTTCGGACCCTGGTAGACCCAAATATTTAGGTTCTTCGTGGTTGATTGCTCTGAATCTGATGTCCACCACACCTGCTGGAGATATATATGGGATTGCAAGTCGTCCTTCATATTGTTCATGTTATTTTATACACATCACCTACTGTATCACAAGCGAAACAATTAAACACGTTAATGTCGTGGTTAACTGCTGCACTTGCGTGCTTGTCACCATGAAAAGGACAGTTTATTTTTTTCCATCCTTTACCACTTGGTACACGTTTTGCACCATAGTGTTCAAGCAATCTTCCTATAGGTGATGTCACTAGTATCCTGCTTTTTTTAGTAGTTCAACATAAATACTTAATGGCATTGTTGCATACCAGTCTGCTGGATTTGATTTGCCACGCCGTTTATGTACAACTGTTCCTGTCTCTGCTTTAGCGTTTTTTATTTCAACGATTAACTCTTCGGTCCAGCCCGCCAAGTCTTTCGCCTTGTGGTCTTTGATTTCAAAACAAACGTTAGGTACTCCAGCCACATCGCCCCTATCTTGCGAATTGCCTGCCAGTCTTCTCTCTGCATGTTTCCATCCTTCTTTCCTTAAGTATTTAACTACGTCTAGTTCTGCTTTAGAACCTTTGCGTTTACTAGGTGTACTCATAATTACCTTGTCTGCTTGTGTGTAATAAATGGTGGTGCTGTGTAGATATTATTTTTTGTTGCAATCTGCATGGCTTGTCGCCATGTTGCACCAGCATGTAACGCACCTATTGCATATGGTGAACCTGAACCTATGCCGTAGATACCATCGTCTCTTAACAACACAGATAGTGTGTCATCTATTTCAAATATAGTTCCACCTAATGCTACTAAGAATATAAAATCTGGGTCTTCTGATTCTTTATCAGGTGTGTAACCATTAACTGCAAGTGTTGCTCTTATCGATGGCACAACATCAGCAATCATGTAGTGATATAAATCTTTGTATGCTGTTGGTGGTGGTGTTGGTGGTCTCCAAACGTGTTGAACTATGTCGCAAGGTTGAGTGGTTCCTGCACCTGCAATAAGAAACTTTCCACGTTTACTTATCTTTGCCATAGTGGAATGAGTGTATGTTCTTCCACTGTCGTCAGTGATTCTTGAGTCAGCAATAAGCAAACAGTGGTCTTTGTTTTGTATACCTATAATTGTTGTCAAGGTTTCTCTCCAATGTTTGATTCGTTATTGCAAGTGCAATACCATGTTGATAAACATATAGGGCATTCTTCTTTGTTAATGCTTGTATTCATTATATAAGACGAACCCTACAAGTCCTATTAATACTAGTGCAAAAATTATCATTGTCCCTCTCTTAAGTCTGCTATGTACATATACTCTGGCGAGAAGGAAAGATAAACTGCTTCTTCTCCACTAGCATTTGCTTTGCCGTATCTGTTCTTCACTGGTGCTACAGCAAGTAAACCATTATCAAGTTGTGCCATTGTACAAATCAAGGCTGGTAGTTGTGATACTTTACCTTGAATACTTGCACGTGGTGGACAAGGTTTACCATCGAATGCTTCAGATGTGTGATGCAGAATTAATATGGCAGAGTTTGTATCTCTTGCAAGATACTTAACTTCTTTCATAACTGAACGCATACCTGACCATTCTTCTCCACCACCATCAGTAATGTCGATAAGATTATCAAGCACTATGAGGTGTGGATTTTCACCATGAAGTTCTTCGAACGCTAATACTTCTTCATCAATATCGTTCAAGGTTGGTGCTGCATCAAATGACCACTTGATGTGGTTAGTTGGTGCTAATGCATCCTTTGCTTGTTCAATGTCGTGTTTAAGTATTTGTTCTGCTTCTTCTTGGCTTTTACCTGTAATCATTGAGAACAAACGCATACTCATTGTGTGTGCACCTGTGTCTGCTGATACGTATAGTGTTGGAACATTTGTTCTCAAGGCTATTGCTAAGGCTAGTGTTGATTTACCTGTTCCTGGTGGTCCAGCGAACATCGACACTTCACTTCGTCTTAATGCAATCTTTGATACATCAAATGTCCTGAAGACAGGTGGCAGTGGTTCGCCACCTGATTCAGTTTTACCTATTGTTCTGACTAATGTCTTCATGCGTTAATTGGTTTGCACTTGTCAGGGGCATTCATTGGTGCAGTACATGCCCAGAATTGTTTACCTGCACGTGGTCCTTGTTTTGCTGTACGCAACACCATCGCACCATGTGTACAAGTTGGTGCTGGTGCACTACCTTGTGCTGGTTGTTGTGGTGGTGGTACTGGAGCAAACGCAGGTTTAGCACCTAGTGTATTAGTTACGTATTCCAGATTCTTTTCAACATCTGGACCAATCATTACGTCTTCTAATGCACCAACAACTGTTGCCACATTACCTACAACAGCATCACTAATTCGTTTAGTGAATGTATCCCATTCATCACCACGAATAGTAATGATTGTTCCTTTTGGTGTCTTAACGTTCGCTACAAACGCTGACTCATTTGACACTGATTTCTCCTAACTGTTCGGAATTGTTTCCGTTCTTCCAGTAACAGAAGTCTATTACTGAGCACATCTTACAACCATCAAAGTTAGGCAAGAAGATTTTTTCTTTTCTTGCTTTCTCAAAGAGGGCGACAAGTTCATCTAGTTTTTGTAGAGTCATTGACTCTAGGTTTACTGGTGGCGTGGTTGTGCCTTGCCTTGCCATCCAGTAAGTTCCCCAACTTGGACGAACTCCTATAGCACGTTCCATCATACATGCGTAGATGGATAACTGTAGGTCTGATTGTGGTGAACGCATCCCTGTTTTTAAATCTAGGATTACTAGTTCACCATCTGGTGTTACGAACACTCGGTCTACTCCACCTTGCATCCATATGCCACCTGTTTTTATTTCAAGTTTCATTTCAATTGCTGGTTGTCTTTCAGGTGTTGTCCATAGTTTCCAACCTGAACCTTCACGCCAGTTAATCCAAGACTCAACAAACTTTTGACCATTCTCAAACCACCATGTTGCGTTCTCACCATCAGGGTTTGCTTTAGTTGTTCTAACTGATTGTCTAAGGTCAGAAAGATTATATGAATCACCATGCAGTTGTTTAATTTCTTCAACGCCTATGGTCCATGCGTCTTCCCAGAACTCTTTCGCTGTTCTTTTAATCATATGTTTTCCAAGTTTCTATTGGTAGAAGTTTTGCTCTAGGAATTATTTTACCATACGATGTTGGTATTCCTACTTCCCAACCAAAGTCTGCACGTAACCATCCTAGTATCTCAACCTCTGTAAACTCTGGTGCTATTGGTTTGACACCGAAGATGTAGAAGTTTGGTTTAAGTAAATCTTTTTCCCTAACTGCTGGACCATCTTGTGTACGTACTCTACGTACTTCAATGTTACGTCCAACATCTGGAATTAATTTATGTTCATCATGTTTTGATGCGTCCCAAATACTTGCATGCCAATACTGGTTAGTTGCTTTTGCTACTGCCAGTTCACCAATTGCTGATGCAACTTGTGCTGTTCGGTTATCTTCCATTCTGTTCTTGTCATAGTATGACGCATCGTATTTGTCCCAGTTTGCTGTGAATCTACGGATACCTATGTGACTAGCGTATTCGTATTCCCAAGTTTCTAATTTGATTATCATCTTTGTTCCAATTCCCAAAGTTGTTTGTCAAAGTTTTCTGTTGCTAAATGTACAGCACTACCACCTAGCGACCATACTGCTGGTTCTTCTTTAACTCTACGTATACGTGTCAGATAATACTGGTATCCACAAGATAACCATGTGGTTAAACTTGAATACGAAGTATGTTCTGGTACATCATGTCCATTTACTTTTAGCATTTGTTCCTTTCGTTTATTTGATGCAGATGATGAGCGAGAAAGGAGATAAAGAATCTCACCACCTGCACCAAGTTCGTAGCATGTCGAGGACTACATACTACCTCAGTAAAATCTTGTAATTACATGATAACACACCACATTAGACTTCACGCCGTATCAAACCAACGGCGTGTCGAGGTACTTAATTAGTAGTTATTAATATATAT